GTAGAGGCTGTACCGTCACTATATTTCACAACCAGGCGGCCCCCGGAACAGTACATCGATATCACCGAGCGGCCATCGGCACCAGCGGGGCCACGCTCACCCCGTTCACCCTGCGCGCCAGGGGGGCCGGCAGGACCCGAAGGGCCCACATCGCCGCGGCCACCATCCTTACCATCCTTACCATCAGATCCATTCGTGCCATCGGCACCAGCGGGGCCTGCACGGCCCGAAACACCATCCTTGCCGTCACTGCCGGGCAGCCCGTCAGGACCCTTCACACCATTCAAACCAGGGGAACCCTGCGGACCAACAGGGCCCACAACACCCGACGAACCGTCAACACCAGCCGGCCCCTGCGGGCCTTGCGGACCGCGCTCACCGGCGGGACCAGGCACACCCTGCACACTCCGCTCAACACGCTGAGCATCCACACACAAACCAGACTGGTGAAGCCGCACCGACTCCCGTCCACCAGAAGCACACACCTGCCGCACACGGGCAGCCAAACCCTTAGCGGCTGTACCATTAGACTGGGCTTTAGCCTGCTCCGAATCCCTTTGCGAAGCCACAGAACCATACCGCAAAGCACCCCCGGCAACCACCGCCAACAGGACAAGCGACAGGAACAACAGTATCAGGGAAGCCGTCTCAAACGAGCGGCGCTGCCGCTTCTCCTCCTCCAACTCCCTCACAATTCACCCCCCACCACCATCAACAGTATCCTTCAAAAACTCGGGTAAATCAGGCATCTTCACCGGCTCAACATCATCAGGCAGATTCGCGTTATAGCGGTGAACAATATGGCGAATATTCCACGTGTACTCTTCCATCGCATCAACCTGCGCAGACAACTGCCTAAGCCTCTTCTTCGACCTGTACGTAGCCGCCTGAATAGAACCAAGAACAGTAGCGATAGCGGTACAAAGAGAGGCCACAAGCGTAGGTGTAAACCATGACACTACAGCCCCCTACCACTACAACCACCACAACACGTCACATATACGCAAGCCGTACATTACACGCCGACAGCAATCCAGTTAGCCGCCGCAGGCACACCATTCGGCTTAGACCCGTCATTCGTAATAAACGCCAAACTAAAATCCTTGGCAGTCACATTGTAGGCTTTCACATCAATCTGGGTCGTGCCCCCAGCCGCCGTAGCCATAGACGCCACCACGATAGGCGGGCTACTAAACGGCCGGGCAAACGGGATCGTGTAAGCATACACAGCAGACCCGCCAAACTGGGTCTGCTTAGAACCCGTCTCAATCCGCGGGGACAGGAGCATCCACTCGTTAGCATGGTTAGCCCACACAGCCCCCGAAGGCATCATCACACGGTCACCCTCCACAGGGGTCGGGTCACACGCAGCAGACTCCCCAAACGCCACACGGGCAGCTATAGCCCTCCTGTCAAGCTGCTGCCGCAACCCGTTAGACGACACCACCAGGGTAGCCAACAGTTGCTGATGGAACACGCCAGGCTCCGCACGCAACACGTCACGGGCACGCTCCGCACGCCCACCGGGAACAATCTCCAACTTGGCCGTATTCTGCTCCCAATCCCGCGACAGGACAACATAGTCGTAGCGGGTTTCACCCGGTCCCGGAAGCTGCCCTGTCACCGTCTCAACACTATTAGACGTGCACATCACCCCGTGAGCCCAAGCCTGCCCCGGCAGGACCTCACACAACACCGTGGAACCCTGAATCGTCGTGCCGACACGAAAATCATCCGGCCCTTTCACAGACGGCATATTACCCATCAGACCAGACATTTGAGCCCAATCATACTCGGTCAACACACCATCAAACCCTTTACACACAATACCCACAACAAACCCCTCATCTTTTCTAGAATTTTTGCAAATCCCGCACACCCGCAGCCAAACCAGCCACACGGCGAGCCAACAACGCCGACGGATTATCCTCATAATCCCCAGCAATCGGTGTCACTTTCGTCCAACCGTCACCAGGCGAATCACACTCCACATCAATCTGCCGAACAATCTCTGCGATAGGCCCAGAGCCCACATCCACATAAATCAAATCACCCGGCATCAAATTTCCTGGCCCAAACCGCAACACATCCGACTCAGCCAACTCGATCTTAAACCCCGACGTGGCCCCCGACTCTTGCAGCACATGCTCAGCCTCATCGATGAGATGCACCTTCTCGGAATCCGTGTTACGGGCATCCTTAAACACCTCGACACGATCAAACCAGTCATCCTCGGCCGCAGAATCAACATCCTCGCAAAACAGCCGATCTTTGCCCTCGCCGCGGCCACCAACCACCACCGAAGTAGCCTTCGGGGCGTCACGCACATACTCCCACGACACAATCGAACCAGACTCGGCAGTCAACACATGCGTCCGGGTCACAGCCGGCACACAATCAAACACCAAACCCCGCTGATCAAACTTCGCATTCTCAAACTGGTTCACCGTGACAGTCATCCGAGCCCACGACAACACCGGCAACAACTTATCCGCAAACAAGTGGAACCGGGCCTGAAAATCCTTAATGAACCGTCCACGACTCTCATCATCGTTCATAAACAAACCAGGCGGAAACCGCCAAGCATTATCCCCCAACACCTGCTTAGCCACCGACTCCGCCGCACCCGAATAATGGGCATAATCCCTGTCCGCACGCCACTCCATACCAACCAAACCAGGACGATAATTCACAGGCCACATCAACATACGCCACAACAGACGAATATCATCCTCACACGTGATAGTCACACGCGAAGAACGCCAAGGACCAACACCATGCACCTTACGCACAGGCCCAGAAAAAATCTGGCCACCACCATAATCAACAACCAGCCGCGCACCCGGCCTCGTCAACCCGTCAAGCCTAGAATGATCACCAGACACCACCAACTCAAGCGTAGACAAACCATTCCACTTCAACGACAGTTTCAACGACTCAAAAAAATTGATAGGCGCCACACGGCGATAATCAGGTGTAAACAATGTTACATGCGGAACAAGACCAGCCATCAACCATTCACCAAGCCCTCAAAAACCTGTACTGCACCGACACAACAATGGCACCCAAACCAACCATCTCAATATTCACACTCTTCGAACCGCCAGGCGGGATAGGCGCAAACTCCCACTCCGTCAAACGATCCATCACATCCTCAAACCCGTCCAACAACGCAGACTGCTTACGAGGATCCGTATCAATAGTGATCCAATCATACTCCTCGACAGGCCAATCCGAAGACACACGCAAACCATCAATCTGCACAGACCACGACTCCAACGGGCCCTCAACACGAATCACAGGCCACGCAGGCACATCACCCCTGTTAGACAGGTTATCCCAGCCCAAACCAACACCAGGCGTCAACACCACAGGAAAAGCGGTACCCTTCTTATTAACAGGGCCGCCACCCAACCAATCCTGCAACTTCGCGTTACTGAAACGAAACTTCTGCTCATCCCCATACCAAAACGGGTCATAAGCCGTCAAATGCAACAGATAACGCGCATACCCCCTGTTCACCGGATCCACCGTAAACGTGTCATCAGCCGAATCAAACCGGCACCGCAGCACACGCTCTTTGCCGGCAGGAGTCTTCACCGACAACTCCCCCTCCTCGCCGGGAGGAAAAGCAGACCACAACGCGTCATAGGCTTTCATGAAACCGTCACGAAACCCGCCCACCGGATCCGGGTCAACACCCGACACCAGGACAGGCAAAGTCACCTCGCGAGGCTTCACATTAAACCCGCGCCACTCCGAGCCATGAACCCCAACATGAGTTTGAGAAAAATGCTCCACCTCAGGAACACCCAAACCACGCAACGAATCATTCAACAACATGACAGGAGACGCACCCGTATAATCCGTCAAATGAAGCACACGCTCATCGCCAAACAGCGGATCCATAGACCAGGTAACAGTCAAACCAGAACGATCAGACGGGTCAGGAAGAAACATGAACCACACCCCCAATCACACGTAAGCCAAAGCGTTCAAAGCGTCACGCTGCTGACGCTCAATCCGCTTCGCAAACTCGTTAGGATCACCATACGTGGGCCCGTTAACATTCACCACAACACTCTTCTCACTCGCACGCCGATACCGGTCATACGGGGTAAACGAGCCCACAGACGATCGCACACCAAACCGGGCATCCACAGCATCCGGAAGCTGCGAAGCAACACCCGACATCGCATCCAACGCCAAACCAGCATTCCCCGTGATACCCTCAGCCAAACCGGCAACAACCTGACGGCCAACCTCGTCACGAAACACCCTCGACGGGGAATGAATACCCAACACCGACTTCGCCGCATTAGCAACCTGAGAACCCATATTACGCACCGTATCCAACAGGCCACTCATAGCATTCCGGATACCATTACCCAAACCAGACACCACATCACGGCCAGCAGACACCAACAGGGACCCCATATTACCAAGCGCACGCCGAATATTGCCAGGCAAATTCCGGAAAAAACCTAACACACTATGAACACCACTAGACACCGCAGACCCCATAGCATGCATAGCAGAAGAAGCCGCACTTCGGGCACCATTAAACCCGCGCACAGCACCACTACGAACCCTAGACGCCATCGAACTGAAAAACCCGCCAACAGCAGACGCCACCGAAGACACAACACTACGTATCCCGTTCATGGCGGAAGAAACAGCGCCACGGGCCGCGTTAAAACCAGACCTCACATGGGCGGCAACCGAAGAACCCAGCCGGGCAAAAAACCCCACAACCGCGTTCACGCCGCCAGAAATAACCGACTTGAAACCGTTAATAAACGCTGATGTAAACGCTCTAATATGATTCCAGCCATTCACGATGGCCGTGCCCATAGACCTCACGCCAGACACTAAATGATTCACAACCCATGAGATGACACGAGCGACAGTCCCAATAATCCGGGCTTCAGCAGACACAATAGCGCCAAGAATACGTGCAACAAACCCGATCACAGCTGTCACAATCGGCATCACAACCGGAATAATGCGGGCCACCACCTGCAACACAACCGAAACAACCTGCACCACCACACGAATAATCGACATGATGACTGGTATCAGCGACCGAATCAGGCCGATGATAGGCGGCAGAACAGACATGACCGCACCCAAAATCTGCTGAATCACAGGCATCAAAACAGGCACCAACTGCATGATTACACCAACAACCTGCCGTATCACAGCCACAACAGCCTGAAGCACCGGCATAAGCGCAGGCAACAACATGGCAGCAACCTGTGTCACCGCACCAATAATCTGCGTGATCACAGGAACCAGCCGGGCGACAAGCATACCAATCACAGGCATAAGCTGGGCAGCCAAACCGGCAACCATACCGATAATCTGGGCAAACACTGGCGCCAACTGTGCCACAATCCCGGCAACCAAACCAAACAGCGGCTGAATAGCCGCCATAATCTGGCCCAACGCCTGGCCAACCACACCAACAAGCTGCATAACAGCGGCACGAAACTGGGCGTTCGTAGCAAACATGGCAGCAAACAAGCCGATCACAATACCAACAGGGCCACCCAAGGCGCGAAACACGCCGCCAAGCCCGCCAGCGGCACCCTTCAAAGCACCAAACGACGGCAGTAGATTCTTCAACGACACCGCCAACGGGGCAAACCCTGCAACAAGCTTCCCCACACCGGCAGCCACAACACCAAACACCGCTGTGCCACCCGCAAACATGGCACCCAAATTCACTTTAGGGACCGGCAAATGCAACCTTGCAAAAACGCCC